AATCATACTCAACAAGATAGAGATTTGAATCCAAATGATTATGATCGTCCTAATACAGATTTTAGTAGGGACCCTATCGAAGCCGGTACAGATAGAATACATCAGAAAATATCAAACATACTAAAGAGATTAGAAAAACCAAGATCACCAGAGCGTGATAAGCGTGATACTGATATGGGTAGCATGTTAGAAGCAGCATTACCCTGGGAAGATGATGAAGAAGATAAAGATGATAAGAAACCAAAAGATACTAAAGGTAGTGATGGTTCTGAACATGGTGGTCATTCAAGGGCAAAGCATCTAGCAAAACAAGCTATTCCAAAAGAGAAGGAAGAAGTCAACGAGATGGACAAGAGCCAAACACCTCCGGGTCGTGACGGTGATCCTCGTCCTGGTCCAGACCGGTACGTAAAGCCAATAACAAAAGAAAAAATGGTCAAACACGCTCTTGACACTCTTAATAAATCAATGGCTAAAAAAGATGACAAGAAAGATGTAAAAGAAGGTCAAGATGACTTAGACCGTATCTTACAGATTATGAATCACAGAAGATAAGGGCGAATTGCTTATCAAAAACCTCACTTAAAAAGTGAGGTTTGCCATAACAGGCATAAATACTATTGACAGGACGAGAAAGTGTTGCTATACTTACTCATCGTGTTAGTTACTTCATGGTGAAGTAGCGAATTAAAAAACGAGACCATCTCAAATTTATAAGGAATATTTATATGGCATCATTAGCAGATATCCGCGCACGTATTGCAGCGCAAGACAATAAGTCAAACAACAAGGGTTCTAATACCCAATCAGATAATTCTATCTACCCTCACTGGAACATGGACGAAGGCACTACTGCTAGTATTCGTTTCTTGCCCGATGGTGATTCTAAGAACGAATTCTTCTGGGTAGAAAAGCAAATCATCAAACTTACATTTAATGGAGTCAAAGGTGACAGCAACGCAAAGCAAGTAGTTATACAAGTTCCGTGCGTAGAAATGTATAACGATGGTTCTACTTGCCCTATCTTGGCAGAAGTTCGTCCTTGGTACAAAGATGAGACATTGAAAGAAATGGCTAACAAGTACTGGAAAAAGCGTAGTTACATTTTTCAAGGCTTTGTACGTCAAAACCCACTTGGTGATGACAAGACTCCAGCGAATCCAATTCGTAGATTTGTTATCAGCCCGCAAATTATCCCAATTGTTAAGAGCGGATTACTTGATCCTGAAATCATGGAATTGCCTACAGACTATACACGCGGTCTTGACTTCAACATCAAGAAGTCTAGCAAAGGTGGATATGCAGATTACTCAACAAGTAACTGGGCACGTAGAGAAACAGCATTGACTGAGGCTGAACAAGCAGCAATTGAAGCACATGGATTGTTTAATCTAAGTGACTTCTTGCCTAAGAAGCCAGGTGAAGCTGAACTACGCATTATGAAAGAAATGTTTGAGGCATCAGTAGAAGGTGAAGCATATGACAACGCACGTTGGGGTAATTACTTTCGCCCATGGGGCTTAGATGCTCCAGCAAGTTCAGTAACTGAATCAGCAGCATTGCCAGTTCGTACTGCACCAGTGCCCGCAACTAATCTACCCGCATGGGAAGATGATGTAGCGGCAGCAGAAGCATCTTTCACTAGTGCTCCTGTAGTTGTTCCAGCAGCAAGTCCATCAAGTGACAAAGCACAAGATATTTTAGCGATGATTCGTAGTCGCCAAAAGACTGCTTAAATCTATTTATAGGGGCTACGGCCCCTATCTTAGGAGAACACTATGACATTACCAGAAGAAAGATACCGTGCTATGAAGCAAGGTAAAAAATTATTAGAGGAATTGTGTGATCCTGGTCGTACACCACGTGTACCTAGTTTAATCAGAGATCGTGCAAGAGCCGCACTAAGGCATTATCCGCAAGATTGGGAAATTGACTCAATGGCAGAAAAATGTCCCGATATACTTGATAAGTTATCATTCAATGATAGAATATACTTAACAGGCACAAACAACAGATAACAAAGAAAGAGAGATTATCAATGGCAAAACCATTTGACGTATCGAAATTTAGAAAAGAAATTACAAAGTCCATCGAAGGACTAAGCATAGGATACAACGATCCAACCGATTGGATCAGTACAGGAAATTATGGACTCAATTATCTCATTAGCGGTGATTTTAATAAAGGGGTACCTCTTGGTAAAGTTACTGTCTTTGCCGGAGAGTCTGGATCAGGAAAAAGTTTTATCTGCTCTGGAAACCTCGTCAGACACGCACAACAGCAAGGCATCTATGTGGTTTTAATTGACACAGAAAATGCATTGGATGAAAAGTGGTTACACGCATTAGGTGTAGATACAAGCGAAACTAAATTGCTTAAACTAAACATGGCTATGATTGATGATGTGGGTAAGACTATATCAGAATTTATGAAGTCATACAAAGTGATGGCAGAAGATGACAAACCAAAAGTATTGTTTATCATTGACAGTCTTGGCATGCTATTGACACCAACTGACGTTAATCAGTTTGAAGCAGGTGATATGAAGGGTGACATGGGTCGCAAGCCTAAAGCACTAACAGCACTTGTTCGTAACTGTGTTAATATGTTTGGTAGTCACAATGTAGGATTGGTTGCTACTAATCACACATATGCAAGTCAAGATATGTTTGATCCAGATGATAAAATCAGTGGTGGTCAAGGATTTGTTTACGCAAGTAGTATCGTAGTCGCTATGAAGAAACTCAAACTCAAAGAGGATGAGGATGGTAACAAGGTTGCAGAAGTAAATGGTATTCGTGCTGCTTGCAAGATTATGAAAACTCGCTATGCGAAACCTTTTGAAAGTATTCAAGTTAAGATTCCATACGAAACAGGTATGAGTCCATACAGCGGCTTGACTGATATGCTTGAGAAGTCTGGCGCATTGAAAAAAGAAGGCAATAGTTTAGTCTATGTGACCGAAGATGGCGAGATTCTCAAAGCGTTTCGCAAAGGCTGGGAAGCTAACAAGGACGGAATACTTGACAAGGTGATGCTTGAATATACTGGAAAAACTAAAAGCGTGATAAGTAATGTAACAACACCTACGGAGGAAGTTACAGAATGAGTTTAGATATAATTGCTGAAGTTTGGGAAGCATTGCGTGAACATATTGATTTAAGTGAACGCAATGATGCGGCAGATACTCTTGTGCATTTTTTAATTGATAACAATTATGAAATTGATGATATCAAAGATGCCTTCAAGGATAAAGATATCACTAAAGCATTGAAGGGTTATGCTGAAGAACATTTTCCAGATGAAGATGAAGATTATGAAGATGAAGATTTAGACGAATGGGATTAAATGTCAAATTGGTACACAAGGATAACAGTCAATCTGGCCGTGATTCCCGATTTTATTCAACACTTTGAAACTGAACTAGATAATGCTAAGAAAGAGGTAAAGATATACGGCAATGTTGAAAAGAACATTGCCGCTTTACCCGGTATTACTGAACATAGATTCAATCAGTTACAAGAAGTGGAAGCGGTACTCAATTACTTAAACATTCAATTACGGAAAATTCGCCGAAAACATTTTCAAAAATATTTAGAAGCGTATAATAGAGCATTGACAAGCCGTGACGCTGACAAGTATGTTGAAGGTGAAGATGAAGTTATTGAATATGAAATATTGATTAACGAAGTGGCATTACTAAGAAATCGTTGGCTTGGTATAATCAAAGCATTTGAATCAAAAAATTTCATGCTAGGGCATATCGTTCGTTTAAGAGCGGCCGGCATGGAAGATATTACAATTGGCTAATTCAAACTTAAACTCAAACTTAAACATGATACAGAAACAACTTGCAGCATATGGTAATGTTATCACTAAGGGTAGCAGTTCAATGAATGCTGCTCAACAAAATCCTACATTCACCGTACAATCTTTAGGATTAAAGGCCACTGAGTGGGATGACTTATACTCGCAACCAGATACTGAATATGTAAAAAAATACGAAGTGTATGATAGTACAGAAGATGTACTAGCATTGAGTGTTACTTGGAATAGATTGCGAACACTGCTCAGTCACAAAATTGATATTTTAGCTAATCCCAATGATAGACCGACTAAACTCACTGATAGTATCTTGTTCAGAGAAATTACTCAGCAAGACAGAGATAAGGCCAATATAATCCGTGACTATTACAGCAAGAAACTTATGGTTATAACTTTGCGTGAACAACGGATGAGTAAATTCAGAAAAGATTTAAGCATATTTGTTCATAGTGACAGTAAGATAGTCAAAGAAGAAATGATGCCATTAATTTATCGCTTACCTGAATTTTATGAATATGATATCGGGTTTGATGATATGGTTAGAGAATTAAATACACGATTTGAATTCCCTGATAATACTCATGCATGGTCAGGTACAAAAATCTTAAAGCCTATCAAAAAATTCATAGTCAAACTTAGAACAAATAAATTTTCAGAATATTGGCTCAAAGATGATGACAACAAACTTTGTAAAATTGAAATTCCAATTGACAACAAATTGAATCATCTTTGGGAACACTTTTTTGAGCAAGATTCTGTTCCCCTAGTAGGGCTTTATAAGCACATAGAACGTGATGGAATCAACTATTTTCACTTGAAAAACTGGGAAATAGACTTTACCAAAACTTGACATTAAATGGGTTTGGGTATATAATAGAGGCTTAGATTGATTAAAGGAGCT